GTTTGAAGATGAAAACTTTATAAGTGAAAAGGTATCAAGACCTGATTTTGAAATAATGAACAGTAGAAAGGGAACTTATACGATCCAAGTATTTTCATATAATGTTTTAGATCAATTATCAGCAACTTCTACTAATTTAACTTTTGAAGCTGTAGGTAAGACAGCAGTTCCACAGGATGTTACAGGATTACTTGTTGAACCAGTATCAGATCAATTTATAAGATTACGTTTTGATAAAGCTACAGATATTGATGTTACGCATGGTGGCAACGTAGTTGTCAGACATAGTAACCTAACAGATGGAACGGGAACATTTACTAATTCTGTTGATATTATTCCTGCATTACCAGGAAACGTATCTGAAACATTAGTACCAGCAGTAGATGGAGAGTATATTCTTAAATTCAGAGATGATGGTGGCAGACTAAGTTCTGGAGAAACCTCTGTTGTTGTAACAACTCCTGATCCACAACCAAAACTAGCTGTTTTTGTTGATCGAGAAGATACAGATTCTCCTCCTTTTGCTGGAGATAAAGTGGACTGTTTCTTTAGTGATGATGTAAATGGACTTGTTCTTGGATCTCTAGTCACACTAGATGATGAAGCTGACTTTGATGCAATTGCTGATTTTGATTTTATTGGTGCTGTAGATATTACTGGAGGTTCTTATGAATTTGCAAATACCTTAGATTTAGGTACTAAACAACCTTTACGCTTAAAGCGTCATTTTGTTACACAGGGTTTTTATCCTAATGATTTGATTGATAAAAGGTCAGCAAATATTGATACCTGGACAGATTTTGACGGTGCTACTGCCTTTGATGTCAACGCTAAATTATTAGTTGCTACTACTGATTCTGACCCAGATGCAACTGTTAATGGAACATATGCTCAGTCTGGCACAACCATAACTGTCACTAAAAGTAGTCATGGATTATCAATAGGTGGTTTCGTAGTTCTTACATTTACTTCTGGTACTGGAGTTAGTGGTAATTATGAAATCAAAACCAAATCAACAAATACTTTTACAGTTACAGCAGCAGCTAGTCAGACCACAAGTGGAAATGTCACTATTAGTTCAGAATTTTCTAGATTTAATACATTTGCGAATGGAACATTTATTGCAAGAGGATTTAAGTTTAGATGTGAAATGGATTCAGATGATCCAGCACAAAGTATTGAAATAGATCAATTAGGTTATACAGCAGAGCTTGATAGAAGAGTTGAAACTGTAAATACTGCTATAGCTTCAACAACTTCAACTAAATCTGTAACCTTTGCTCAATCGTTTTTTACAGGATCTAGTGGAACTAGCGTTTCTGCTGGATCTGCTTTACCAACAATAGGAATAACCATTGAAAATATGACGGCTGGAGATGAATTTTTCTTATCTAATATTTCTGGAACTGGTTTTGATATAGATATTAAGAATGGTGGCAGTAATGTTAATAGAAATTTCAAATATACAGCCATTGGATTTGGTCGTGGTAGTTAGTATTGAATTAAGATATACTTAGATAAAAAATTGGATTAGGTAATGGCTACTCACGATTATGTAATAGACAACTCCACGGGAGCTAACGTCAGGGCTGATATTAATAATGTATTACAAGCGATATTAACAAATAACAGTAGTTCTTCTGCTCCTAGCACCACAGCCGCCTATATGTGGTGGGCTGATACTACAAGCGGAACATTAAAAATAAGAAACTCTAGTGATAATGCATGGGTAGAACTTTTTCAACTTGATGGAACTTTAACTCTTGAGGATGGGTCTGCAAGTACACCAGCACTAGCTTTTAGGGATGATTTAAACACAGGTATTTTTAGTTCTGCTGCTGATAAATTTAATATTGCTACTGGCGGTGTTGAAAGAATGGAGTTAGGTAGCCAAACAGTTTTCAATGAAGATGGAGCAGATGTAGATTTTAGAATTGAAGGTGATACAGATGAAAATTTATTTAGAGTAGATGCTGGTAATAATCGAATTGGTATAAAAGCATCAAGTCCAGAAGCAATTCTTCATGTTCATACTTCTTCAAACGATCAAGGTATTTTACTAAAATCCACAGGAAGCACCAGCAACGCTTTCCAATTCGATGCAAATAGGTCTGGTTCAGCCCAAGGATTAGGAAGTATAAAAGCAAGATGGAATGGAACAACTGTTAGTCAGATATTTATGAATACTGGAAGTGATACAACGAATAAAGATGATGGATATATTGCATTTGGAACAGAAAGTGCAGCATCGAGTGGCAATGCAAATGCGACAGAACGCATGCGTATAGATTCGTCTGGGAGGTTGCTTTTAGGAACTACAACTGAAGGTGCTGCTAATGCTGACGAGTTTACAATCAGCACTTCTGCTGCTACTGGAATGACAATTAGAAGTGGCTCTTCGGATGCTGGAAGTTTGTTCTTCTCAGATGCAACTTCTGGAACTGGAGAATATGCAGGGTATTTGCAATATGATCATGCAACAAATTATTTGGCTATTGGAACCTCTAGTACAGAACGTATGCGTATGCTTTCTGATGGAAGAGTACTTATAGGAACCACAACAGGAGCCGCTTTTTCAAATCGTCAACTGAGTGTTGCTTCTTCAAGTGGTACTACATCTTTAGAGTTAAGATCAGCAACAGATGGTGACGGAAGAATTATATTTACAGATAGTACAGATTCTAGTAATGCTGGTGCATATAAATGTCAAATAAAATATCTCCAAAGTAGTGACGATTTTATTATTAGTTCAAATGGTGATAATGAAAGATTCCGTATAGATTCGTCTGGAAACGTAGGTATAGGAGTTACACCAACTATGGCTGCTGGTGGTGGATTGCATATAAGAGGCCCTGCTGGTAATCAAACACGATTGCACATGACAACTAACAGATCAGGAGATGGGACAGGAGATGGTTTTTACATAATTCAACAAGGTGATGAAAGTACTAATAATGAGACTAATTTTATTAATTATGAAACAGCCAGTATGAAGTTTTCTACTTCTGGTACAGAACGTATGAGAATACATTCTACTGGTGATTTTCTTCATGCAACGACAAGTACGTCTGCACCTGATGGAAATGGTGGAACTTTAATTCAGTCTGATGCAAACGGAAGTTTTGTTCGAATATCAAAGAAAACAACTTCTGCTGTACCAGCTATGGAATTTTATAATGCAAATGGTAGGGTCGGTCAAATAATTCCAAGCGGTAGCAGTACGAGTTTTACAACAAGCTCTGACTATAGATTAAAAGAAAATGCAACTGCTATATCTGATGGTATTACAAGATTAAAAACTTTAAAACCATATAGATTTAATTTTAAAGCAGCACCAAAAGTAACTGTTGATGGATTTTTTGCCCACGAGGTAACAGCAGTTCCAGAAGCTATCTCAGGTACTAAAGATGAAGTTGATTCTGACAACAGTCCTGTCTATCAAGGAATAGATCAAAGTAAACTTGTACCTTTACTTGTAGCTGCTGTACAAGAATTAATTATAAAAGTTGAAACCCTTGAAGCTGCTTAGTATAATTGGATAACCTTTATTAATTTTATGGCTACACCACAGGAACTTTATGACGAAACAAAAACTCGTCTTGATCTTAATATTGCAAAAGCACAAATGTTAGAAAGAGAAATACAAGAAAAAGTAGCAGAAAAAAATCAACTTATGCAACCAATAATGGAAGATCAAGGTGCATTAAAACAATTAGAAAAACTAAGTGATGTTGTTCAAACTGTAGAATCAAAGTAAAATAAATTTAAACACTTTTTATCATGGCTGTTACTTGGGATGTTGCTGCTTTAGACGCAACAAAAACTGTTGGTTCATTATCTGATGTAGTGACTACTGTTCATTGGAGAGCAAGCGAAACAGATGGAGATCATACTGGCTCTGCCTATGGCTCTGTAGGACTTGCTGCTGCTGATAGCGGATCTTTTACTGCTTATGCAGATATAACAAAAGATAATGCGATTGCATGGGCTAAAGCTGCGTTAGGTTCTGATGAAGTAACAGCGATTGAAACAGGTATTGCTGCACAAATAACAGAATCAAAGACTCCTACTAAGACTTCTGGTGTACCTTGGTAGATAGAACAGACAAACCTACATAAAGTGGTGCTAATGCACAGATTCCGCAAAAAGTTATAATAGTTACAGGCACAAGAGCCTTTAAAAAAGCATCTCTAATCATGTTTCAAAAAATAGCAAATGTTTTAAGTATCATCTCATTTGTAATGGTAGCTTCCATGAGTGGTGGAGCGTATCTTGGCTACAAATATGTAACATCTGAAAATTTTAAATCTCAAGTTATGAACGAGATCCTTGGAAATGTACAGGGCATGATGCCAAAAATGTTGGACAATAATTTGCCAAATGTTACAGGTCCTTCTATGCCTCTACCTAAAAAATGAATTGTTGGCATTGTGAAACTGAATTAATTTGGGGTGGCGATCACGATATGGATGGCGAAGATTATCCAGTAATGTCTGGTGAATATAGTATAGTAACCAATCTTTCCTGTCCTAAATGTCATTCTTTTGTAGAAGTTTATTTACCAAGAGATGCCTACGATTGAGATACCACGTTTTGATATAAATAAGGTTGAAATACATAAGATACCAATATGGAAAACTGACGTACCAATATTAAATAATATAAGTAAACCTATAGTTGATATTCCTGGTTGTGTAAG